CATCAATCTCATGGACTATGCTGCCGTTCATGCCTCCTTCAGTTTGAGCCCGTAATCGCGCAGGATGTTCTCCACCTCTTCCACCTTCTTCTGTCCCACCTTTGGGATGTTCAGCAGGTCCTCGCGGGTGAACTTGGCCGCGTCTTGGATGCTGTGGAAGAGCTCGTAACGCTTCAGCACATTCTTGAGGCCGACGCTGCAGAAACGGAACTCCTCCGGGATGCGGTACATCTTGTATTCAGTCGTCTCCAGTCCGGACAGGTACTCCTCGACGCTCTTTGCGCTGATGCGGACGAAACCGGCCTCAAGACGAATGTGAGTCAGCTTGCCACCGCGGAGGAGGCCCAGCACGGTGATCTCCGGAATTTGCAGGATTTTCGCCACCTGCGGGACGGTATAGTATTGGGTCATTATTGGGGGGTTATAGGATGTTATTCTTCTTCAGCATCTGTACCATATCGAGAAAGTCCTCGAACGTCATGCAGGCGACGGGCGGCTGGTGGTTGCGCTTATGGACCACCACGTTAATATTGGTGTCCTGTGGCATGCTTTGGAGGATGCTGTGCATGTCGATGCTGCGCTCGACAGCTTTGCATTGGATGCTGAACGGGTCGGTGCCGATGAGGTCGACGCCCTGATCGTCGAGCTTCTTATTCACGAAGCTGCTGCGCTCCACTTCTCCACCGAATAGCCGCATCCATACGACCGCGATCTTCCGCTCGAATGCCTTCCCTTTCCTGCGCACGTTGATGCTCATTCTGTTTGCTGTTTTCTCAAGTGTGACGGGAGCAGCTCGTCCGGCAGCTCCTCGACGCGCTGCATCCAGTGGCCGAGGATATCCATCGCCTCACGGAGGCGCTCCCGCTTGTGTTTAGGTACGTATTCCAAGGTATCGCGCATGTCCTCGATGGCATGCTTCGCGCAATAGTGGAAGCCGCTCACCATGCGGCGGAGGTGGTGGGCTTTGTTTACATCCACGGCGTGGCGATTTCAGGAGCCCAGGAGGGTTCTGTGATGAGTGTCGGAACCGGGTTCAGGTATCCGGGGTGCTGAACGCTGCCGTCCCACTCCTCGAACTCTTCGAGCAGGTTGTCCCACTCCACTGCACCGCGCTGGATTAGGCGGTCGTCAATGCGGAACACGCCACAATTGAACGGCTCGGTGTTTTCAATGCCGATGATGTAGTATTCATCGATGACCTTCCCGGTATGAGCAGCGAGGCCGGCCAGGTACATGGCAGCTTGCATGTAATACTTCGACTCCCATACAGTGCGCTGCATGCTATGCGGCGCGATGCTTTTGGTCGTCTTCAGGTCGCACATCACCGACGGCCCGCAGGCGTCGATAAATCCGCGGTGCGGAATCCCGCTCCGCTCGTATTCGATAGGCAGCTCGAATCGGTTGCAGTTGTTCAGCACCTCCGCGGCGAGCGGGTGGGCGAGGCACCGCGTACCGGCGTAGCGGACGCGATCGGCTTCCGACTGGGTAAGGATGTCCTTCCCTTCGTGCTCCTCGCAGAACTCCCGGAACGCTTTGGTGCGCATATCGCGGCGCCCTTCGTACACCACGACGCTATCGGCCCACCGCGTCGGCTCCAATACGAACCGATGCACCAACGTGCCGAACTGCATCGCCGCAGTAGTCTGCACCTGCCGCGCCTTGTAGTGGATGAAGGACAGCGGCGAGACGCTGAACGCCTTCAGGCTACTGAAGGACAGCGGGTAATATTTCGCTTTGTCAGGTCGCATGATAGATGGGGTTCTGGGTGAGCTTGAACAGCCGCTCATTCACTTGCCGCAGGCGCCAGAACGGTTGCGAGGTCATGCCCTCGCGCTGTTCCTTGGTCTTGCCGTGGTGCTGGCACTCGCCCAAGTGCAGCAGGATGGCCCACCGCTCCGCGCGGAGGGTGCTGATCTCGGCGGCCTCTTCAGCGGAGTAGAGCCTGTCCTTGTGCGTTACTGTGGTGCTTGGCATACCAGCGCAGGTGATCGAGGGTTTGTACTATGTGCGGCGTCTCGGTCTGCGCAGTGGCAAACTTTACGCGGGTGCGCCTCAGCGCTTCGCAGCGCTTAGAACGGGAGGTCATCGGCTGACGTTTCGGGCTTCACCTCCTCGATCGTGATGGCCGGCAGCTCCTTGAGGAATGGATTCTCTCCGGTGAACAGCTTCGTGAGGTCCACGTAGTCCTTGGAGATGCGGGCGAATTTCTTCAGCTCATCTTCAATGGGGCGCTGGATGACGACGACGGTGTACTTCGTGTCGAGGCCGGCACCGTTGCGGGTGATGTTCAACTCGATGGCGCCCCAGTGGTGGCGGAACTTCTTCTGTACGGCATCCCATTGGAACGCGCCGACGACCTGCTCGCGGATGCTCTTCTGCGAGAAGCTCCACACCTTCAGGCTGCCCTTGCCATCGTCACCGTATTGGTACACGACAAAAGCCATGAATTTCTTGGGCTTCTCCTCGCCCGTGTCCTTAACGGGCGGCTCCTGGTCGTGGCGCCACCGGACGGGCTTACCGTCGATAAACACTTCCATGCCCACGACGGGCTCGGACAGCAGGCGGACGCTTGCGCGGTCGCCATTCTTGAGTTTGAGGTAATCGGATGCGGAGCTCGTGGAGCTCGTCAGGAATTCGAAAATGTCTTGTGACATGTTGGGGGGTTATTTGTTGCCCCCAAGTAAAGGCCGTTTTTTAGCCCTTTTTTTTCACTTTTCCACCGTTGTGAACATCGCGCTGTGGATGGAGCAACCGGTACAGCTTTACGCAGTTGATGGCAATCAGGACCACGCTACCGATAGCGCCGAGGGTCCAGTCGACCATGCCCTGAGCTTTCACCAGCTCCCACCCCACCCATGCCAGGTTCATGGTCAAAAGGTCCGACGCGTCGCTCATGTCTCGAAGGTACTCAACGCAAGTGGGAGGATTCCCACGATGAGCATGGCGATGGCTTCCCAGGTGATGCCGTTCACCACAATCTGCTCGCATGCTGTGGACACGATTAGGCCGCCCATTGTGTTCTTTGTCGACCACCGCAGCCGCTGCCCGCTATGTTCTGCGAGCGCTTCCAATGCCCTTGCGGCTCCCCCTCGCCGCGGTCCGTTCTCACCCATACAACCACACGACGCCGGGCGTCTTTATTTCGTCGTCGTTGTCCACATGGATGAATGTCTCGCCGATGCCGATGCGGTTAAAGCCTACCGCAATGAGCGCCGCCACAATGCGGAACCGTTCCGCGCTGGTGGTGCATGCGATGTCGGCAGCTTTGCCGCGCAGGTGGCTGCTGTTCATTGATCCCTTAACGGCCATATTGTGCGCGGTGGACCGTACTCCCGACGTTATGCGGAACGGCGTCTGCGCGATGTCGCGGGCTTCGTCCAGCATAAATAGGAAATCACCGCACATGCGGCGCCCACTGCCGGGCTGGTCGGGGCTGTCGAACTCTTCGATGCGGAAGTATTGGAGGTCGGTCATTTTGCCTTGCGTTGGATAACGTACCACTGAGACGCATAACACAGCACCGCTATACCGTCGTAATCCCTGCGATTGATGAATGATGCGCTGCCGTCTATTGTGGTACCGGCTGCGGCGTCGGTTGCGTCGGGTCGTATGATGTAATAACCTGTATTTGAGATAGTACCGTCGGACTTAAATCGGAACATGCGACCCTCGGCGGTGTCTACCGGTGGCAGGTAGATAGTGCCGAATCCATTCGCGCCGCTGTATGAGCTCATAAACATGAAGCCCCAATTTTTTTCGCCCAGCGTGTAGGTGCTGCCATTAGTGTGGGCGATCGCCTTAACCGGAAAGTATTGGTTCATGTCGCTGCTGGGGTCGATAGCCAAGCGACCGGTGATCGGCGCAACGGGGTTAACGCCTGCCTCCGGTTTCGGCTGCTGTACCTGTTGCGTTATGGTATTCACTGCGCCGTTGACCATATCGAGCAGCCCACCGCGGACGCCGGTAGCTCGTGGCGTATCATTGGCGCTGGTTATGCTGCTGCTATCGAAAGCAATCTTGTAGCGCTCTACGGTCGTCTCGGCGCGGTTCATCACCTTCGACATCTCAAAAGGCACGTAATACTCCGAATCTTCGCGCATCGTGTGCCACATCTCCAGCCGCCGGTTCACCGTACCGCGGTGGATTTTGGTGGCGAACTTTTGCCGGGCGAGGGCTTCCTCCACGCCAAGGCGGTGTATCGGTAGCGGTCCCGTCGTCTTTGAGCTCTTCCATTCATTCTCCACGCGGGTGCCACCGTCGAGGGCGTATAGTTTGCCCTGTGCGCTGTGGGCAATATTGTCTCCGAATATGACGGTCCCCTGATCCAACTTTAGCCGGTTATCGCTGCTGTACGTGGCGCGATACACTACCTCGTCAGCGTTAGCGCCGTTGTCGTCCACGACCTCGATACCATAGTCAATATAGAAGTCTTCTGAGGTGTAGGAGCTGGTAATATTTACGCCGGTATCGTCGAAGAATTTCACGACGACAGTGGTGTCGAGGCCGTCCTCCTCCGTTGCCAGCGGCGCGGTGATGAAGCTATACGTGGCGTTGGTGTTCGTGCCTTGGCTGCGGCTGAATGTGGCCACGTCAATAACATACCGGTCCGTGCTGTCTGTGGTCCACTCCTCCGGTTGGTAGTATTTCGTGTCCACGTTGAGCATAATCTCGACCTCGATGTGTACGGTATCCCCTTCCTCATGCAGCAGGAATCCACTATCGGGCGACACCTGGAACTCCACAAAGCCAGAAATCCGAAACCGTGCGCCCACTTCATACGTGCGGTCGGTATCGGCGAGCGTCAGATTTACGCCGCTGGTAACGATCGTGTCGTCGTTGTCCCGCACCACGTACATGTTGCCGTTATACTGCCGGGTGCGCTCTACGGACAGCACGGGCGGAAGGTGAGTAAAGACGTGCCCGGCCAGCTTGGTGTAGTTCGTGCCGCTCTGTGGGCGGTATGTCGTATTCATATACAGCAACTCCGCCGAGCTGACCGCCTTAGTTACTGCCGCTTTCGTTGCTTGGCTGACGTTTACCGTAATCAGCTCACCATCGGCAACGCGCTGGTGGGCGTTAATGGGCCAAAACCACCAAATACCCTCCGACATAAATATCCGCGCATTGAAACAGGTCGCGAGGCTGTGCAGGATGTCGTAACAACTAAATGCCGTTGTCGTACCGTCGTCATTGATCGTTACCGGCACCTGTCCAAGGATAGTATCAAGCGGGTCGCTATCGTCGACGGTATCGGTAAGCTGGAGGTCGTTTAGATAGCGGAGGAAAGTGTCCGAGGTGCCGTATAGGTCGGTAGTCGGTAGCGCATTAAGGCACCGGATTATGTGGCTACGGATATACAGACCGTCGGAGCCGAGGCCGCCGAGCGTAAGGTCGAAATCGACCTCTCGCAGGTTGGCCAGGCCATCGGTTGCCGTGAGCCGTACCGCGGTAGGAAATGGCTCGTCAGCGCGTTCCACCTGCTCGGCCAGGATTACGCCCCTCCAGTAAATTTCATTGTCGCCGTCGGGATCCTTGTATATCTCCAGCAGCAGGCGCCCCTCCGCGAAGCTGTACAGGAGGTCGAGCGTCTGGGTGTGGGCGCTGTCATTCTCGTACATGGTGAACTCCACGGAGCTTCCGACGATAGGCTGGTGCTGCTGCTCGTTGGCTCCTTCGTGGCGAATCACGAACCCCTCGGAACCGATGCTAAACTCCTCCTTATTGGCAGGGTTCCAGGTGGCGTTGGTGTCATAAATAGACACCCGCCACACCTCGTTGCGGTCGTCCTTGAATTCGGCGTATAGTCGTTCCCCTGCCATCAGAATCCCCTTACTCGGTTGCGGTCAAAATTTGCCCGCTCGCTACTTATCAGAATATCGCGGCCATCGAGGCGACCTGTTACGGTGACGTTCCCGCCGCCCATCATATCGCGCAGCTTGTTAAGCGGTGCGACCACCTCCGGGTTAATGGCTGAGGTACCGGGCCCCTCGCCGACGACTGCGAGGGAAGCGCCGGTAAAAAGGCCACCTGCGGCCATCTGCGGTATTTGTCCGAAAGCGGTATCTACGATAGCACTACCGGCAGCAATGAGCGCAGGGATGGCAACCATAGCGAGCGGCGCCTTCATACCGTCTTTAATTGCTGCTGCAATTATGTTGGCCTGCGATGCTGCCAGCGCGGCCTTGATAGCCTGCGCCGCAAATCCTTTGAACGCTTCGCCTGCTGATTTTGCGCCAGTTATTACCTGACGAAATGCACCACCCAATGAATCGCCCAGTGCCTGCGCTAATTGGATTGTGCTGACCTTCATGCTGTCAATCGCCGCCTGTGTATCCTCCTTCATTGCGATGAGCGTTGCACCGTATGCCGCGCGGGCTTCCTCGCCTTCCTCCTCTATCTCTTCCGGATCCATAAAAACCGACGCCAGGCCGCTGGTGTCGACGCGCTGCTCGGCAGCCATTGCCATTATGCCGCTTATTCCATCGCCAGTAATCTTTATCTGCTCGTCGACGTATTCAAGCGCTTTAGCCTGCTCTTTAATCTCCGGCGTTGTCTTGCTGAGCTCTGCACGGTAGTCCGCTAATGCTGCTTCTAACGGCGTTAAACCAAACAACTCTACGCCCTTGTAGCTCTCTTCGAGCTCTTTAATTCGGTCGAGGTCTTTCTGTCCGATGGCCGTCTTCATGTGCATGGCCATACCCTTGACCTGCCCGTTTACTCTACCTAATGCCGCCTCCACATTTGGTAAGGTGAGATCGGCAAGCTTCTCCTCTACGGTTGCTGTCTTGTCGACGCTCTTGTGGTAATCCTCGATTGCCTTAATGTTCAGGCGGTACTGTCTTTCGCTGCGCTCCAGTTCCAGGCGCATATCCCGCTCCCTATTGCGGGCCTTTTCGATTTTGCTGGCTAATGAAACGAAGCCACCAACACCGACCGCAATGGCGGCCACAAGCAAACCAATAGGTCCAAGGAGCGCAGTTATGGCCGGCATCATTGCGGAGAAAGCCATAAGCACCGGACCCAATACTGCCGCCAAAGCTCCTATTTGTACGACGAGCTTCTTTGTTTCGGGGCTCATGTCACGGAAGCGCTGGGCGACTTCCTTAACCATCTCAATCAGTGGCGGCAGCATCTCCACAATGATTTCGCCGAATTCCTCTTGTAAATCGCCGAGGCTGTTTTGTAGCTGTTTGAGCCCTCCGGTGCCGGCCTGGGCTGCGGCTTCCGCACTGCCGCCGTACTGCTTCTCCAGCTCGTCGAGGATAATGGTCTGCGCCTCGGCCATCTGTCCCGTTTCGGCCAGCGCCTTAATGACCTCCTTCTGTTCCGCGCTGAACTGAATTCCCGACCGCGAAAGCGCGGACAGGTTTGCTATCGGATCGTTTAACGCCTTGCCGAGCTGTATGCTGGCGCTCTTCAGGTCGCCATCGAGGCGCGTCGCAAGGTCGAGGGCCGCTTTCTGCGTCCGGGCGAACTGCTCGCCGGAAATGTTGGTAAAGGTGAGCAGCTGCGCCGTAGCTCCGGAAAGTATCTCCTCGTCTCCGAACAGTGTTTTCGTTTGCAGGTCGGAGGCCATCTGCTGGAGCTGCTTGGAAGTAAATCCAACCTGCTCACCAGTAGACCGCAGGCCCGCCTCCACCTGAGCGATGGCTTTTGCTTGAGTGTTGAACGCCTGCACCGACTGCACCGCCATGAGCCCCAGCGGCGCCGTGATGCTCGCCGTCATCGCCCGCCCAGTGTTTTTCACCAGGTTCTGTATCTCCCCGAACTCGCGGCGGAAATCATTCTTAGCGCGGCGCAGGCTGGAGTTCAGCCCCTTCGTACTTACGCCAACTTTAACCAGTAGGTTCTTTAGTGCCATCGTTTGCGGGTTTTGCCCATGCCATCAGCAGCCCCTCGGCTGTCTTCTCGCTCTGTGTTTTCTTCGTTTTCGGTGCCGTCTCCTCCCACGGAAATTTCGCCAAATCGGTTGGCTTAATGCTGCGCCCCTTCTTGGCATGCGGTTGTAGCAGCAGCGCCGCCAACCACCGCACCCGCTCCCACTCTCCGCGCTCCCGCTCCTCCTGCTCCTTGGCGTAGCCGTCCGCTGCGCTCACCAGCTCCTCCACCGTCATCTCGTAAAATGACGCGGGGCCAAGCCGCAACCGGCCCAGCCCCAACATCATGAAGTCGTCGAAAGAGGCGGCGCCTCCTCCGTCACTTTTTTTTTCCGTCGTTGCCCATCAGCTTGGCCAGCACCTCCGACAGCGCTTCGAAGTCGGAGACGTCGACCAGCTCCAGGAACCCGTCGAGGTCGTACTCGAACGGCACACCCTTGGCCTTCCCTCCGCTCTTTGCGAAGAAGTAGACCAACGTGGCGAGCTCGACGATATCCTCGCCCATGTTGGCGATGTCGATCCCGTGCTCATCCTTCGCGGCCTTGATGGCCCGCATATCGGCGCGGAGCCAAAACTGTTTGCCGCTAAGCTCCAGCCCAACCGCTACCATTAGGAGATAACGGTGTAGGTGATGGCGCCGGTGAGCTCGAACGTGCCGGAGATGGTCACATTATCCTCCGTGCCTGCGCTCTGCTCAAAGCTGGTCAGGTACGCCGAGGCGGAAAATTCCTTGTCGCCCACGTTGCTGGTGGTGAAGGTGATCGTAGCCGCCGTGCGTCCGCTGAACAGCGTAAACAGGTCATCAATGTTGTAGGTGTTGTCCTCGGCGTGGAGCGCGGAGAACGTCACCGAACCACTGCGGAGACCTTCGAGCAGCTCGCGGAATCCGCTGCTGTCCTTGCTGGTGATGTCGCGCGTCTCCATACTCAGGGAGATGCTGCACTCGGTTTGCATGTCGATGGACGTCCCTCCGACCTCTACGGTCATGAGGGTTCCATTCATTACGCCAGTAGTCTGCGCCATTGTTATGCTTTCTTTTTGGTTTTGCCGCTTATGGACCTAACGATCAGGGTAAGGTAGCCGATCCACTCGTCGTCGCGTTTCGACGGAGTTGCAGCGACGTAAATCTCCACTGCTGCCAACAGTGCCAGGGCAATCTCTGCCCAGTACTCAAGAATCAAATCCATAGCCGCAAGTTATCGCCCTCGATTGTCTTAAATCGACACCTTCACGGGTCGAGCCCATCGCCGAACCACCCGGCAGCCTCTGCCTGTTCCTGCGTCAGTATCTCGCTGTCTGACGGCATCAGATATTGAAACATCACCACCGGGCTGGTGCTTATGTAGTACGTCATTGCGTCGCGCTCTTCTTGCGTCAGCTGTGGGAACAATGCGATAAGCGCGTGGAGGTCGCGCTGTGGATGCACTGTGATCGTCAAATCCGTATCACCGACACACGCCCACTGTCCCGTCGTCGGGTGCTGGATGGTGGCCAGCAGCATCGTCGTGGTGCGCCCTGGCTCATGCAACACCTTTGGGAGCTTCAGGTTGTAC